ATTGTTGTATCTCCTACTGCGTGGACACCATTTACTAATACTGTTCCACTAACATTACCTCTAGCATCTTCTATTTCAGGTGGGATTATTGTAAAGTTTTCTTTTCGTGATCTTTGCTTCATTATAAAAGCCATCAATTCTCCATACACATCTGATCTTTTTGCTACAATAATTCTAGCTGTAAAACTAAATTTTTGATTACCAACTTGTCTTGCAAGTTTTTTACCTGATATAGATTTTGATATAAGTGTATCTTGTGATGATCTTATTCCTAATGTTTCAAAACTAGCAGTAGATATTGGAAATGCACCAGCCATTATATTAACTCTCCTCTACCTTTTTCAGCCAAAGCACTATTAATAATAGATGATATTGTTCCTCTGTTTTCTATAAGTGCTTGGTCAAACCCTCTTGAATCTATTGTATTGATTGTAAAGTTCACATTAACTCCACCACCACCTGTACCTCTAGCTGATTGTGTTATTTGACCTGATGAGTTTGGTATAAACATTTCAGCACCTTGTTCTCCTACAATAGTTGGCTGTCCTTTTCTTACAGCACCACCTGAAGCAAATAGTTTGAATCCACCACCACCACTACCACCACCCATAGCCATAAGTAAAGCTTGAAGCATAACTTGTTTTTGTTTTTCTTTAGTGATGTTTTTTTCCATTTTAAGTTTGTCTGTGTCTTGTTTAAATATCTTATCAACAATAAATTTTTCTATTGTAAGTAAAGCAATTCTTTCAATCATCTTAGCAACAATATCTACTAACAATCCTTGTGCTAATTCTTTAAATGATTTGTTTATTGATTTACCTAATACTAAAGCTTCTGCTAATGTTCTTGAAAAACTTGATGTAGCACCTGTAATAGATTCAAAAATAGTGTCAGTTATGCTAAAAGATTCATTATGTTCTCTTAATTTATCTCCAACTGATCTTAAAATATCATTTTGCTCTTTGTGTTTTTCTACACCTTTGTTAATTAGTTCGTTAAATTCTAATCTTTTTTTATTTTTCTCTGATAAAATAAATAGTTCTAATTTATCCTCTTTATCTTTTGCTTTTTGAATAGCTTGTCTTACTTTATCTACATCAACTAAAACTTCTTTTTGTTTTGAAAGAGAAATATTTGTTTTGTTTTGTTCTTCAAGAATACGACCCATTCTTTCAAATCGTTCTTTTTCTAAATCAGCTATTTCTCTTTGTAATTTTCTTTGTGCTTTTGTGACAATATTAAATTCTAATGCTTTTGGTAATATTGCATTTACAAGTTTAACTAAACTTTCATATGCACCTGTTAGTATTTCTGTTGCTTTTGCTAATCCTTTTATACCAGCAGATAAAACTTTTACTGCACCTGTTAAAACAAATCCTATTGCATCAGCTATATCATTAAATGTATCTTGATTTTCTTTTATAAAATCATCTAAGTCTTTAAATTCTTTTTTAATAGCATCAAAGAAATCTGCATCTGCTACTCTCTTTTTAAAATTAAATAAACTATCTCCAAGCATAGATAGAACACCTGTAAATGTTCTTGATAATTCATCTGTTGCACCACCAAATTTACCACCTTTACCAAATACTTTTTCAAATGCTTTGATTGTTTCTTCTGCTGATACAGTTGCACCAGCTTTAAAACCTAATAAATCTCTAACACCTTTTTCTCTAAATATATCTGCTGAAGCTATACCACCAGCAAATGCTCTTTGTATTTGTTCAGCAGTAGTTTGAAAATCTAATCCTGTTACTGATGCAACATTACCTGTAATCTCTAATATCTTTGAAAGTCTTTCGGCATTACCTGAAACAACTGCCAAGTTACCTGATGCGTTTTGTATTTGCTCTAAAGAAAAAGGAACTTTAGAAGCAAATTTTGCCATTTCATCAAATGCTTTTGCTCCCTCTTGTGTGCTTCCAAATAATTGTTTTAATCTTACTTGTAAGTCCTCAACATTTTTACCAACATTAACAAATGATTTAATTACTAAACCAGCACCAACTCCTATTATTGCACCTTTAACTGATATTACTGAGTCTTTAAGTTTTTGTAATCTACCTCTTATACCATTAAAGGCTTGTTTTGTTTTATCCTTTGCAAGTATATTAATTTTAAGGTTTTGTGCCATTATTTGTGCCTTGTTTTGATCATAGCTTGTTCTCGTTCTTCAGCTTCATTATAAAGATAACCAAGCCAATGATTATATTCCCAAACTTCCATTTTTAAAAGTTCAGATAAAGGTATTTTTAACCTATCGGCTACTATAAGTAAATTTTTTAATTCAGGTGTAGATTTTAGTTTTTTTTTACTTCTTCAGGAGTGATTGCTTGTACCATAGCTGTCGCTATTCTTGAAAGTACATCAGAATCTACTTTGTGCATCAAAGCAAGTTTATCTTCTAAGGTAAATAATTTATTGCCATCTTTATCAATAGCTTTCATTACTACTATATCAGCAAGAATACTGACATCACTTAAATTATCTGATTTTTTAAATAATTTATTTTTTTCAGATAAATTCATTGGATTCCAATATATTACACTTGGCTTACCAGCTTCATCTTTCCATTCCTCTACCTCTATGTGTTGAACACCTAGAGATTCAAAATGTGATTTAGCAGAATCTATTAATTTCATAAATTAATATTATACAGTTGCTCTAGTTAATGCTCCTGTGCCTTGAAAAGTAACTGATCTAGTAACTACTGCATCCATTCCATTAGTAACTGACATTCCTGTAATAATTCCTGTGCCTGAGAACTTCTCATCCCCTGAAGTATTACCCTCAGGTAGTACTACAAATGCTATAGAACTTCCAACAGTTAATGTTTGTTGTGGAGAATCAGTTTCATCATAACTCATTTCTAAAGTTCCTGAGAAAGATGTTCTACCTGTTATAAATGATTTAGTTGCATCTGTTAAAGCTGTATCTTCTACAACATCAGCAGTAGTTTCTAGTGTGAAACCTGTTAGTTCCCCAACACCTGTTCCACCAGCAGTAACTACTCCTTCTTTTCCGTGATGTGTTGCCATTTTTTATTTTCCTTTTTAATTGTTGTTGTATTTTCTTTTTCTTGCTTCCAACCTAAATTAATAAAACTATCAAGTTGAGTTTCATTAATAGTCATTTCATTTCCATCTTTATATAATTTAATGTCTTTAGCCATAATGCCTTTTACTATTTATCTTCTTCTTCGTCAATATCTTCGTCATCTATATCTTCACTATCAAAATCTTCTTCTGAGTCATCTTCCCACTTCTCATCTTCTTCTTGGTCTCTTAGATCAGCAAGTAAGTCTTTGACTTCTTCACACAACATTGATTCTTTGTCATGTAATTTTTCAATACTATCTATTTTCTTTTCTATCTTATCTATAATTTTATCTTTACTTGCCATGTCTTACTCCTTTTCTATGGTGTACCAGCTTGATATTCATAAGTACATCTAACAACCATTCTAATACCACCAATAGGAAACAAAGTACCCTCATCTGTTTCTACTGATATAACTTCAGTATCAAGTGCGTTTGATGATCTAGTAATATCAGATTCTAATGCTGTTTCAATAGCTGTAATTAATTGATTTCTAGCAGTATCTATATTGGATTCAGCACCTTTTACAAATCCAAGTATAACAAACTCAATATTACCTATTCTTGTCTTTGCACCACTTCCTAATTCTGCATCTTCTCTAGTTTCTTCTGATGTTTGAACTATTACTGCTGGATATTGTTTATCTGACAATTCATCTAATATAAATGGTTGTCTTGTAGCTTTCTTAATTGTTATTGGGCTACTAATACCTGAAATGGTTGATAATAAATTTGATGCAATATTTTCTCGTACACTCATATTTTAACTCTACTTAATTCTTTTTCTACAAACTTGTTGAATTGCCTACTTATAATATCTTCTGTTTTTTTATCAAACCCAAAAAATTCTCTTTTAGGCTCATTTAATACTTGATTGAATAATGCTCTTTGTATCATTTGAGAATTAGTAAATGCTATAGAGACTTTATTGTTTCCTGTTTTTTTTACTGATCTATTTGGTGTCAATGCACCTAACATTCTTCCTGAATAGAATAAATCAACATTTGTTTTTTTACCCTCTCTTTGTAATTGTTTTAAATAACCCTCTGAATATGGTGCAAATGCTCTACTTTTAAAATCAATACCTTTTGCTGTCTTTGTTCTAATTATATCAACTAATTGAAAACCAGCTTGTAATAATCCTTTTTCTATTGCTCTTGGTATCTTCGATTGAAATTGTTTAAATTTTTTAGCAATCTCTTTTTGATTTGATTTAATATTTAGATTGATAGCCATTATCTAGTCAATCTTCTAAATCCATGTAAAGGCTCTCGTTCATTAACCTGAATAGTGCCATCTGCTGTCGCATCATACTCAACACCATCTTCTAAGATTGTTCGCCATTCTTTGTTATACTCTGACATATAATATTCTGACATTCTTTCAAATCTATCTTTTTCTGTCTCAGGTCTAAATTTAGTTAGTGCTGGACAAAAGAATCTACCTAGAAATAGATATACTCCAGCCCTCTCAAACTGATCTAAATTAACTTTTGTGTTATCCATCTCAGCAGTATTAAGAACTGTAATATCTGTAAATACATTTGTTTTATATACTGACCACCATTCAGTTCTAAGCTGTCTTAAAATATCGTTTGTTGTTTGTGCAAAGAAATTAACTGTTTCAGTATCAGTTGAAGATACACCAAAGCCAAAAGCATCAGGTTGATACTTAGTAACATCACTTGCAGTTATAACATTTGCACCTGTGTAATTAGCCATAAACTACTTCCAAATTAAATAAGCTATAATTAATACTAAAGGTATTGAATACATTGGATTATTCTTTGCTTTTACCCATACCAATTTTGACCACTTCTTAGCTTTCATCATTATAATTTTGTTCATTTCTTTTTCCTTGTTTTTCTTTTCTTAGTTTTTAATTGAACAACTTTATCAGAAATGTCTTTTATAGTCGCTTTTTTAATTTCTTTTTTTACTGCATCAACAGGAGCAAAACCTCTTAATTTAAAATGATTTAGATTAGCTTCGTATTGCTCTTTTGATCTAACAATTATTTTTTTACCATTTGTTAATTTTATGTCCATAAATTCTCCTTTTGATTATCAGGGAGATTGCTCCCCCTGATAAAAGTACGATTATTGGATTGATGAATCTACATTCAATTCAACACCATAAGTATCGTTAAGTTCGCCTGTACCATATACAGCAGTTGCTACGATCTCGTCTGCTCTAAGAGACGCATCTCTTTGAGTTTCGATTTTTAGGTCTTGCATCATAGCCAATGCTAAAGCATCTCTATGGAATACAGCACCTTTGTAGTCTCCTGTTGTGCCTGGATTATTTGCTGAGTTGTCAGCCATATTTGAAGTTTCAAATATTGGAACACCAGCTACATTACCAACAAAACCTGATCTTAAAGCTTCGTTTGATAACTCAGTATCTCTACCAACAAATGTGTTTGTTAAATTACTT